CACAGACTTAGTGTACATCTTATTATCTCTAGAGCGTGTACCATCTAGGTATTTATTTAAATACTTAAGTCTACCTTCTATTGCAGGAACTTCTATAACTTTCTGAAATTCTTTTTCAAGACCTAATATCCTTAATAATCTAGCATAAGCATCTTTGTGTCTTACCTCTGACTCAGCAAACGTCATTCCCACATCACCCACTTCTGTAATAGGCATACGTTTATACATATCAGCCCAGAACGTCTTTACATTGACTTCTATCTGTGCAATTGCAAGCATAGTCTTCTTAATAACATCACGCTCTTCAGGAGAGATTGTTACTTTAAAGTCTTGTATGTCTTCTGTAAAGTTGAATTCTGTATCAATCCAGTAGGAGTGTCTGATAGCGTCTTTGTAGTCTAATAGTTGTGGGTACTCATAAGGTAGTATATTTACTCTACCTTTAAAGATGTCTTTATTCATATTTCTAAGGGTTTACCGTTTTTATCTAGGTTTATTGATCTTAATCTTTCCTCTATTTCAAATTCCACCTTTAGTATTAAAGATATCTTTTCTTCTAGCTCGCTGTGTATAACATGACCTACATATGGCATTATCTCAGTTAGGTTTGTTTCTACTCTAGGTATCCCACGAATAGTTGACACTTGTTTGTATCTAAAACCATCTACTTTTAAAAAGTCAGTAAATGCAACATTTAAAAATTGTACAACAGCTGGAACATCTATTACAAGTCCTCCACCCTCACAAATTAATTCATAAGAGTCATTAAATTCTTTTGCTGTTCTCATGACCATGTTATTGTTTGATACCAATAGGGACTAGAAGTCTTCTCAGGTTGTGTACCTAAGGGCTCTTTTTTCTCTGAAAGGTGTGTGATTAACATTTCAGCCTCTGGATCTGAAATTTGATTATCGGACAGCAAATCTACTATTATTTTTCCAATTGTTCTCATAATTCTTCATCTTTTTTTACATCTTCCACAACTTCCTGATTCTCAGCAGCTGCAAGGTTTTCCTCAAGAAGAGGTAGAGCTATTTTCATTGCAGATACATCAAACTCTTTTCTGGTAGTATGTTTATTAACGTCAACCTTTTCTTCTGTTCGAGCGTTAAATACATCTCCTAAGAACTTTTCATCTTTTACAACTATACTTATTAGCACACCTTGACTGTCTAGTATATCTAGTATATTTCTAGGAGCCTGTGATATAATGTTTTCTATTTGCTCGTCTGTAACTGTTGTATTAGCCATAGCCTGTTTAAAGTCATCATCATCCTTAAAGTTTTTTATATTAGTTGCTAATCTTTCTAAAAACCACTCTTTGATATATTTTGCAGCTCTTTTGTTTTCTTTTAAAATTTCAATTGTTTTCATACTAATTCAGTGTTTGTTATTAATTCAATGTTTAATGTTTCTTTTGCTATATCAAAACCATCCCATACTTCAAGATCTTTAGACCATTCAATGCCAATCTTATCTTCCCAATATTTAATCATATCTTCTGTTTTGTTAAAGATTCTATATTGCAAAGACACTTGATCTTTATGAAGGCCATTCTTTTTAATCTTTACTACTCTTGAGAATGATTCTTGAAATTCGTTTGATGTTTCAGAATATTTACCTTCTTTAACAAGATTAAAATCTTCTTTAAAGTTAGAATTTAGTTTATATACTATTACTACATATCCATTTGGATAATCATAATCATCTATAACAGACTCAGTTCTATCATATTCATCATCTAGAAACTCTCTAAATTGCTCTATATCTTTAGGTAGAAATAAAAGATATACAGAATCTGGGTATTGTATATCTCTATCTACATCACTAATATAGGCATTTACAAATCCATTATTTAATAATGAATCTTTTGGCACTTTTAGAGTGGGTACCATAAATATGCTTGTTATTGTTTTTTTCATTAGCGTTTATTAATTGTTTCAAGTTCATCTTGTGTGTATAGTTTTAATATACTGTAATTTAATCTAGCTTGTTCTTTAGCTATCTTACCATTACCACCGCTTGCTTTTAGATATCCTCTAAATATAGCTTTAGTAAATTGATAGTCTGTCATTCCCAGATGCATGTTATCTCTACACCACGCTTTACCAACTCTGTAAGCTCCAGGTATACCATCACCACTGTCACCTATTACCACTTGAGAAGCTATAGCTAGTCTACTTTCTTCCTTAGAGATGCGTTTAAACTCTCCTAGAGTGTCTCCATGGCTTCTATAATTATAAAATGGTACATCAGGACAGTTATATAGTACATCTTTATCTATAGCTGCTACAACACAATTACCTTCGCTTAATAAATAAGCATCATACACGTAATCATCAGCCTCAGCTCCTATAGATGGTATAGCATTTAATTCTTCTAACATGTAAAGTGATATTATTGGTATAAGATCATTTTTTTGCTTTCTGTTAGACTTATAATCAGGGTAAAGTTTATATCTAAAGTTACCACGACCTCTTACAAATATAAAAGTTTCTTGTATGTTATAAAACTCTTCTATGTTATTATGAATCTCTTCCAACTTAGTTCTAGTTCTATACTTAGCTTCTTCTATTCTTTCTTCTTCTGTTGGAAACTCCATCAGAGAGTCTTCAGGAAAGTGTGATGCAAAATACATAATACTATCAGCGTCTATTATCAATACTCTTTCTGTGTTGTCATACTTAAGAGGACAGTTCTTAACTTCCTTTACAACTATATCAACTTCCTGTATGTCTGTTGTTTTAACACCTGTGATCATAATGTATAATTTTTAACATGTTTAATTTCTCTAGTTAAGTATTCTAAAGCCTTGTTTAAATCTTCTAACTCATTGTCTTTACGACCTGCTCTAGTGAGATACTTAATCACATTACCTCTCGAAAAGGAAATATCATACTGGTGACAAAAGTCTATTACATCTAATGTATTCCGTGAGTCATAGTGACTTGGTTGAGTTATTTGTCTTAATAATTCTTTATCCATTTTTCTTCTTTTTAAATTGCTTTAACTGTTTTTCTAATTGTGTTTTTTCATCATGACAAGTCTTACAAAGTACTTGTAAGTTTTCTTGTTCACAAAAAAGTGTGTCTACAAATGGAGCTAAGTCCTCTGAACAGTTTAAACTTCCTGCAGGTTCTATATGATCTACATTAACTGCGTCTGCTTTAAACCAAGCTTTACACTTACTACATTCATATTCCCACTTCTGTCTTTTGTTAGGACCTTTGTATGCTCGCTGAGCTAACTTTTTACACTCAGCAATTGGTTTCCACCATCTACTTTTTTGTCTAAGTGCACTTCTTAACATAGACCAAAACATGGATTCTGTCATTGTGCCAGCGTTTCTGGTTTTCGGTACTCTAGACTTTTTTACTGTTTTCTTTGTTGCCATAATATTTTTATTAAAAAGGGAACAACAAATTTAGTGAAAAATATGATGCTCCCCTAATTAATTAATCTACTGATACTACTCGCTTACTAATATCTAAACGCATGTCATCTAATGATTTAGCAATATTACGAATTTCAGACATTGATATATGTGGCAAGTTGAATTCATACTTAGAACTCTCTGCTACAAAACCTTCTTGAACTTTAGTTTCAAGAGACTCTAACTCACGTATTGCATAATCTTCATCTAATTCTAAAGTATTGAAACTAACATCGTGTAAGATTTCTGTAGCCTCTTCTCTAGGTACAGTCATGATTGGTAAATACTCAAAACATCTACCTTTATGTTGACCTATACCTACAACTTTCATAGGATTAATAAGTACTAGAACAGATTGATCACCACATCCTACATAATGTATCTGGTCAGAAGTGAAATGTAAACCAGCTGCAGCACAATCTTGTGTTGACCAGTTACAATCTTCCTGTGGCATGTTTACCACTTTACCAATACGTATGTCAAATGTTTTAGTCCAGTCATCAGTAAATCGATTTTCAGCTCTGTTAGGAAGATCTAAATAGAGATCAGTGAGTTTACCTATCTCTTCTCCATGATCTACTTTTACAGAAGTTGTATACTCATAAGGTTCTACCTCACCTGTACCATCGCATGTATCACATTCTATCCACTCTCCTTCATTCCACTCATCTTCGTCATCATAACAATCACCTTCATCATGGTAACCACCTTCACCGTCACAATCTGGACAAACAGTAATAGTGTGTGTTTCTTCATTATATAATTTATCGTCATGAATCAACTTATACTCATCGTTTTGTAAGAACACAGTGTAAGTGTCTGGGTTCTTTTTCCATACTGCTTTCACCTTATTGTATGTGTTAGATACAAAATGTACAAGCTCTGGGCTACCGTGTAACGTTACTACATTACGCAAAGCTACAAAGAATCCTTGTTTAGTAATACGGAAACTGTTTTCCTTTAGAAATCTATATAACTCATGAGCTACTTCAGCTCTTGGATTAAGACAGCACCACATAAAGAATCTTTTAAGAGACAAAAACTTGTCATTGGTGCTTAAAGATTCATTGTTTTCTGTGCACTCCCAAGCTACTTGTATAAATTCTTCAACTAATATTCTTGGAAGAGATCTAGACATACCTTTTAGGTAAACTGAACCATCTTTTACAGTAAACTCGCCTGACAATTCTAGCTGAGCAGAACCTTTTTGTAAAGCTCTTATTTTTTTAACTTCAGCTTCTCGTTCTAGTTTATCACTGACTACTTTAGGGTCGCTAACTATCATTATAATTTCAGCAAGATCTTTAGCTGACTCAACTGCATGAAAGTCTTCTTCTGTAGCATTCATTTTAGTCATAATAGAATAATCTGACATAACAATAGTCATTATGTTATTTACAAGCTTTACATTTACATAAGGCTTTTCTGTAGGTTCAGAAGAATTCAATTTTGAATCTTCTTCCATCAAGCTCTCTAACTTGTTGCTAATTACTTGATCAATTGAGTGTTCTACTTTTCCTTTGAACCACTCTAAACTTAAAAATTTACTCATTTTTCTATTTGTTTTTAATTATTAATTGTTTTCTTTTAATTTATATTCAATACGACCTTCTAACTTATGATAATCCATCATGTTAGAAATAATTTCTAGGAATTCATTAATTGCCCTCCAATACATTCTACCTATTAAAGTATCTATATATCCATGATTGATTATAGTTTTATTTACTTTTACATAAGTATGCCAAATTGTAGAATCAAATAGTTTATTTTCTAGTGCAAAATCTGACATTACCTTTAATATATCTTCATTAGAAATGGTTCTTGGCATATGTAAATGTTGATAGGTATCTAATTGCTCAATGTCTGTACCTAATGTACTATGTAGTTTATTGATGTAAGAAATACCATCTCTAGAAAATATATCTGAATATTCACCTTTAAGTTTTTTAATTTTAAAAGCTGTTACAATTTGTTTAAACTTAATATTTTCACCTTTCATAAATTCATCATAGTGCAATATGTTATCTTTCTCAATTGCTTTCATTCCGTCTAACTCTCTACCAGACACTGTAATTAATACAATATCATTACGTTGAGCTACCTTATATAAAGGATCTAGCTTAAGAAAATCATCATGGTGTGTAAAGATAATTAAAGAAGTGTCATTTACATTACTTACGTTTAGTTTACCTGCTACAAATTTACAGTTTCTACCATCGTTATATCTTAATAACTCTGAAGCAACCTTACATGAAACATCTCCTTCAAGTTTAGGAGATCTAGAATCTCTAGTTTTTTGAGTTTTAAGTAATGTTGCAGCTTTTTTATCATCAAGCCACTGTTGACAAACTTCAATGTCATCAACTAAAGGAATGTCTTTTATCAGTTCACTAACCATCCATTGAAACTCTTTTATCACTTCTCTCCATATATTTTTAGAAAAGTTCTTAAGGTTAAGAATTTCATAGTATGTATTGTTTCCAGTATCAAATCTATCACCTAGTCGAAGCTTAGTAGTTTTTTTAATAAACTTAGTAATGTTTGCATCTTCTCTTAGAAACTTAATATAAGATTTCTTATTTCCTCGCATAGCATCCTTAAATATGTAAAAGTTCTTGAAATCAGTATCCCAACTAATGCTATCTCTCCAGGAATTTCTTACTTCTGATAATCTAGAACTTTCTAATCTATATTTAACTTCATACTCACGCAGTAAATAACCATGTTTAGAAGTCTTAACCCAAGAATGTAGATCAATGTGCTTAAGCTTAGGTATAACAGGTTCTGCTATTTTTACTTTAGCATAACTAACTAGAACTGATATATTTAAATTTCCTTTTCCTCCTAAATTGACATAACGGTCTTGTTTTGTGTAGTGACGAATAGCAGCTATAACATCTGTATTAGTTGTATCAATAGTTTCATTATACTTGTTCACCATATAATCACCTACTTCAGAAATCTTATTAAGTATTGTTGCTTTAGCTTCTGAAGTATACCTTAGGGCTTCTCTATTTGGTGTAGGAAATAATCCATCTGATAGAGTAAATCTTAAACCTAAAGGCAGCTGTATAGCATCTATGCCTAACTTCTGAAAGTCTAATGGATAATATACATCATCTAAACAAACATGTAAATTAGAATCACTTGATAGCTCAGAAAATTGAAACGTTTCAGATCTATATATAACAAAGTCATTATCTACTATATTATCTGTATCAAAGTATACATTTTGAAAATAAGCCAGTTGTTCTTTTATTTTGTTTTCAAAATCCCATCTATCTGATCTAGAGACTGGAATAATTACTTTTACACCGTTCTTTTCAGTTGTGGGATTTTCGTAAATTAAATCAATACTGTTAGTATCTTCACCCTCATACATCATGTACTTACGTTCTACACCATCTTTTCTACATGTAAAATAGAAACTACTGGCATAAGCTAGAGGAGCCTTGAAACCAAGACCCATCATACCAAGTTCTGTATTACTGTCACGTTTAGTAGATTTACCATACTTACTAATAATGTTTTTTACATCATTATCATCTAAACCAATACCAAAATCCTCTACAGAGAATTCGTAATTATACTGATCGTTTCTCCCAAATTTAACAACAATTGGGGACTGAACCTGCGCTCTTCTATGACTATCTAGAGCGTTACTAGCACACTCTCTAATAGCTGAGCCTATTGAATCTGAATAAAGATTCTTACTTAACATCTGCATCAATACTTGTGCAGAATCTAAGTCTAGGGACATTCCTATGCTCTCATTGTTTTGTCCTGTTTGTAGGACTTTCGATTGTTTTTGTTGTTCTAAAATCATTTGTTTATCTATTTATTTATTTATTAATTCCTATTCTTTTTACTAACCACATACACTTATGTGTAAAATCAAAGTACACATCTTTTTTTATTGTACCATGATCTGGCCATACCATATTATCTCTTGTACATTTAGCTTTTGACCATTCATTATAATTATGAACTGTTCCGTCTGAATATTTATAAGTTTTACTAACTAGCTTTGGTAATCTAGTTAATATCATATAATTCAGGTCTACACCTCGTACAATTACTTCATCTCCTACTTGGAGGTCTTTTAATTTAATTGGTCTATTTACAGTGTCCATTCTTCTTTTCTTTTAATTATTACCATGTTTTTATAGTTTAAATCTTGCTTTATTACAGGATCATCTTTAGAAGGTTCTTCAAACTTAAATGTTCTATAAATAGTTGTTTGAGGATTTCCTTTCCAATTATTCCACTTGTGGATTCTTTCTTCCATACTAGCTTGAACCTTTACAGCTATGTATCTTTTTCTCTGATCACCCCATGTATAAGGTGACTTTTTACTCTCTCTTGGCACTTCCATTACTCTGTAATATCTCATTTCAGAGCCTGCACCTGTTACTATTTCATCTCCTACTTTTAGATCTCCTGGATCATTTGTTAAAATCGCTTTCATTTTTCTTGTTTTTAAAATGGTTGTTCTGCATCTTTTAACCAATTGATGCTATAACCGTTGTTTTCATAAATTAATGTATCTATTTTTGTGAACACTCCGTCTGAATCCCAATCAGCACCTCTATACGCAGCACTTGCTGGATGACTTACTGCAAAGACGTGAGAAAATATTCCTGTATGCTTTTTATATCTAGCAGCATCTTTACCTAGAAAGACATAAGGCACACCTAGCGGATTAAGAACTTCTTCAAACAAATACTTTGTGAAGGGTTCCCATAATGCTATGTGACTGCCTGCTTTGTTCTTCTCTGTAGTTAGTGCTACATTAAGCATCAGTACACCTTGGTTAGCTA